TTGCACCCCGCCGGCTGCTCTCTTCGCAGATTTTTCGGTGCTGTCATCCAGCTTTATATCTTGCACCGCTTTCTCTGCATCGCCTGCTTTTTTCTCAACTTCGCCCAGGTCCGCTTCCAGATCAACGACTCCGCTTTTGTCGACAACTGCTTTTAACCGGATCTCTCCATCATAGGCCATTCCATCACCTCAATCCCGCCAGCTTCAAAAATTCCTCTGTTGCCAGCCTATCTTCGTTGGTCTCTTCCTCCTGCGCGCCGATAGCGTAACGCCGTTTTGCTTTCCGATAAAATTCTTTCTCATCAGCGCTCATTTTTCCGGTTACGATCTTGCCGCGGATATCTGCAACACGCGTAAACGCACACTCATCCAGTGTTGTCAACAACCCCATAAATACCCAAAAGTGTATTTTCACAGTGTTAAGGTCTATTCCGTATTGCTTTCTGAATGCGCTGTAAATCCTCCATTGATCCATGTCCCAGTCCATAACCGGGGTCGAATCTTTTTCCGATTTTTCGCTGTTGTCCGTATACCAGCCGCCGAGGAACCATTGAACCCCGTCTGTGATCTCCTGTACGGTTCCCGGAAGTTCAAAAAAGAGAAGGTCAGCCATAAGCCATACCTTCTCTCTCTCAGAAATCTCATTGTCTGTGCTGATCTGCATCATCTGGATTCCAATCTGGAAATCCGGATCAATCCGATACCCATGCCATTGCGTCGGAAGCGGATCGAGCAGGATGTTAAACATCACCTTCGGGCTTTTTGGTATTTGCCCCTTTTCTCCGGCGGTTATACTTCTCTGCCATACGTCTGTTCCGTTCCTGTCCAAGCGCATGCAGAACATCGCCGATCTGTTCGATAAAGTCCATAATCAGTAATTCATCCGGAACAATTTCGCCGAACACTTTCCTGCAGCAGCCTTCCCCGAAGACCTTGTCCAGACGCTTGCAGCATTCCTGATACGTTTCCGTCCGCTTTGCGGCATACATCCCCAGAACTTCCGGATCATCCGCTTTTTCCCCTGCGTGATCTTTCTGGAACTGGTTCAGATCCTTTTCTTTTTCCTGCAGCCAGGTCATCAGATCTGCAAACCGATCAAAAACCGAGCTGTCATTGATGGAAATTTCCAGATAATCGCCTTTGTCATTTACGCCGATCTTGCGCAGGCCGTTGTCGACCCGCAGCTCTTTGTAAAATTCGCTCATCCTGCCGCCCCTTCCGTAAATGTTTTCTTCGCTACGTCAAAGGTTCCTTTCACTGCCGAACCCTTTCCGCCGAGTTTGATATTATTCACGACATTTCCGCCAGCGTCGCCGCCTATGCTGTTTACTACAACGACACACTGGCGTTTATATGCCGTATACACACCGTCAGAAACCTTATCCCGCAGACGGAACCGGACATAACTGGTTACCGCCGCCGATCCGGTCGGCATTTCATCCACCATCTTATCGATCCATGCCTGCGCATCATCATCGATGCAGTCCTGCTTTTCCACTTCAATGGATGGTGTGTAGGACTTTACCTCTGAATCCCCGTTTTCCTGGTTAATCCACTGCTGTGTCTCTTCCTCTGGGTTCATTTCTTCCGACAGTGAAGTGATACCATCGCCCAGCAGTGCATACGTCGGGCTGTCGGATCCCATAGACGTATCCACATAATGGAGTAATTCATGTCTTTTCATCTACTTTTCTCCTTCCGATATTCGATCTTGATTGTTACCTGGTATACAGCGCTGCCATTATCCGACGCACCAAAATAAAATGGCGTTGAAATCCCGATTCCGGTGCATACATAACCGTCCAAAGCCGGATATTCCCCCGCCTGTTCCCTTTGGCTGATCCACTCTGCAATTCCCTGTCCCCAGGCATTATTGGCAATCCGGTCTGCTTCACTGGCTGCATCCCGACGGGCTGCCAGCTGGTAGTAATCCGTATGTACTTCCAGCCCGCTGATAAAACGCTGGACATTCTCCTGCGGCTCCTTCATCAGGCTGTACGACATCGTGCTGCTGCCGAGCTTGTCCACGCCAATCTTTTCTTTTTCGTACTGGTTTAAAAACTGTACGATGCTTTCGATGATTGTCATTTCCTAATTGCCTTTCTAGCTGCGTCCTCTATCTTTTTAATACCGCCATCCTGCATTGCCCTGGTAATCCAGTGCGCGCCTCTTTTAGGGGCTCCCTGATAATTCAGTTTCCTGTCTGTAGGGATTTTTGACACGTTCTTTCGGGAGCGCCAGCCGTCTTCCGTCATGAATCCGGCTGCATGGGTGATCGGATCCACATATACCTTACCTTCATAGACATAATGGGCATAGGGTGTCCGCCATACAATTTCCCCACTTCCGATCACAGTGTGCATGATTGCACTGCGGACCAGCCCTCCGCCGTCTGCCCCGCTGGATAAATCCATCGGCGTATACGGTTCGCAAACATCCAAAATGCTCTGATCAACCGCTTTCTGCACGCTCCCGCCATCTTCCAGCCCCAGCCGTTTTATACATGCCTGCGCATCAAACCTTTTCATTTTGCCACCACTCTGATATGTTTCAACCGATTACGGTTCCGATTATCCGATACTGATACGATCACATACGCATCAAAATCCTTTTTCAGCTGCGAAATGCTGTAACCGTCCCCGATCTCCTGAGCCACTTCGCCACACACAATGAAGTCCGTTCCATCTGCCGGATTCAATGTCCAGGAACCGCCCTTATCCTCAAGGGACGCATATTCCTTTGGCGATACATAAAGTGGATTCCTTTGATATGTCCGGGTAAAGTCAACTGTAACAGATTCCTCCGGTTCATCCGTAAAGACTCCTTTGTCAGCACTTACCTGCCGCTTTCCATGCCGCCACTGGACACCCCTGATCACGCTGCGTGCCCAGTGTTCCCCGTCCACATCCTGTCTGTAGTTGTACACCGTCATAACATCAGTAAAAAATGCCATCACAACGCCCCCATCAGACCTGTTCCAGAAAGCCAGAAGAAGCACTCCTTTTTCAACGCCGCTTCCACCTGTTCCGGCGTTACCTGCTCGTATGTCTCGCTGTATCCATCGTTTGAGACGGATTTCACATTGCTTCCCGCGCCGCTCTCCTCCAATGTCGCCATCCGGTTGATAATGTTCGCCACGCATGCCTTGACGCGCTCCTGTTTGTATCCAGTGGCATCCCGCGCCCGGTTATGAGTCAGGATGTCCACTTTCATTTCAGCTGCCGGCAGGCGGCGTGCAAACTCATCTTCCGGGAGCTGTGGAAAATTGCTTTCATACCATTCCCAGTCAATGTACACCATTACAACTCCTTACTGGCTCTTCTTTCGGCCAGTCTGCTCAACCTTTTCCACGTTGGAGGTCTTTAATTCCTCCAACTCTGCGCGCAGCCTTGCATTTTCAGCCATCAGATCTGCATTGTGCTCTATCTGTGCTTCCATCTCTGCGCGCAGCTTTGCATCAGGGTCTTCCTTTTTTACGCCCATACCTACTGTTCTCATATACTCCTCCTTACGCCTTATGGCTCAGGTAAATACCTGCCAACTTATTCTTGTATACATCCACCAGACCGTATTTGCGGTATTTTACGATATCTGCATCCGCATCAGGGTTTGCCGATGCCGGAATCACGTTCGATACAACGTGTTTATCATGCTTGATAACCGCAGGCTTATGGATAATCATAAAGTTGATATCCTTACCTGCCGTTGCCTTTTTGTAATGACCTGCTTCCTCTCCGGAGCTTTTACCATCCAGCAGGTCAATAGCCGTATAGAAGCGCCCCTGCGGTACAGCTTTCTTGATAGCAAAATGGGAAAGGATCTCTTTGGACTTGTACGTGTCCAGCATCATCAGTCCGTTCAGCAGATTTGCGGCCGCATACAGGATTCGTCCCTCTTCTGGCACTTCGTCGTCGTCCATCTTGTTTTTTGCCAAAAGCAGCTCTTCCAGAAACGCTTTCGCATCTGCCAGCGTTTTCGCGTCGCCTTTAGAAATACCATCAATCCCTGCCAGCGTCGCAAACGTAAATGCATCCGCCTCCGGGGCAACCCTCGTTCTCATCAGCTCTGCGCCAGCCATGCCAAATGCAAGGTTGTACGTCTCCTGATTGTCCATTGCATCGACCGACAATTTTGCACCGCGGTCATAGTTGTATTTCGTGGATACCCACTTAAAGTCAACAGTGCCCTGCGTATAGCCACTGTTTCGGTT